GCCATGTTTGCTTCGAGAACTGCGTCCCAAGCTTTATAAGGATCGACTCCGAAGGCATCAAGAGTACCGATTGCCACTACACAAAGGTCAACTAAACCATCTACGATTTCTTCGGAGTCGATAACTTTTTGGGCTGTTCTTGTTTCTTCAAGTTCTTCTTGTAGGAAGTCAACTCGAAAACGCAAGAACGCCTTCAACTGATTTATATCTGCGTTTTCAATCCAGTCATGTGTTTTATACTTTGACTGCATTTCATTAATGTCTTTAACCCAATCTTTACTCATTTGGATATCCTTGTGAAATATAAACGCCAATCATACCAATTTGGCCTTCTGTTAATTTTTGGGCAGTTGGATACATCATTACTGATTGTGGTCCAACCGGTTCACCTGCTTTGTATTTTAATAACTTACCAATAATATCATCAGCAGATTGTCCTTGAAGTTTAGGACCGATTCCACCTTGACCTTGTGAACCATGACAGGCAGCACAAGTAACCATTGTTGGTCTGATATCAGCGAAACGATCTTCAGCCAATGCGACTGATGTCATTCCTAATAGAGCAGTTGTTAATAAAACGTTCTTCATAATAATTCCCTTAATTGGTCAAAACCACCGATCTTTTCTTCGTCTTTAATAATCTGAGGAAAGGTTCTTGCGGTTGGAAAGATTTCAAAAAATTCGTCTTGAGAATAATCAAGACCTAAATGTAGGTACATATAATCAGTACCTTCTACGAATCCTTTAGATTCACAAAGCTGTTTTGCCATTTTACAATAAGCGCAATTATCTTTACCGTAGATCTTAATCATTATACTAACTTAAGTCCTGAATTACCAGGCATTGCGATTCCTGTTGTTGCTTCAATTACCTGCTTCTTTAGTTCATCAGCTGGTTCTACAACAAACATAACATGTTGTTCACTTACCGCAACTGGTGCTCTTTTAGCGTAAGGAACAAATGGAACCATTCCAATTTTGCCTTCGCCTGCTGGTACTAATAAGATACCATCCGTTAAGGTATAGAATCCTTTATCATAACTTACTTTTGCTACAACCTCTTCACCGGTTGATAGTCTTACAATTTGCACATCGCTCATAGCGTTTCTCCTGTAATAGTGTATATTATAACACAGTTTAATTTAAATGTCAATAGTTTAACTGAAAAAATCTTCAATCGTATTTACCTTTTCAGCCGACCATCCAACTGCGTCAAGTATTGATTGAATAGGACTTAAGAATACTTTATCAAATTGAAGTTCAGTATCTATATATTGATGCAGTCCTAATTGTTTTGGTAAAAGACCAGGAACCGATATTGCGTTTTCACGAATCGGATTAGGTACTTTCAAATATAATAGTTTGACCTTATCTCCAGCTTGGATAGTTTCAAACTTCTTATCAAGTCCTTTCTCTTTAAGGAACTGATTGTACATCAAGGATCCACGAACATGCATTGGTGTACCTTTTCGATATACTGAGCTTTTGTCTTGATACTTTTTAAGTTCAGATACACCTGAAGTCTTTGCGATTTGAATAGGATCCAATTTACGAAAGTCTTCTTTGAATTCTTTAATGAATTCTTGAGTTGTTTCTTCGTCGGTATTCATAATCACTTCAAAACATTTCTTGAGTTTCTCTCGACAGATTTCTGGTGTTGAAGATCTGACTGATTCCAAACCGGTAACTGAAATCTTAGGAGTATCATAATGTACACCTTCAGAGTTCAATGTATTTAGAATATATCGTTTCTTGGCAACAAAAATACCACGGTGAGCAATCTTTTCACGTTTCATTACCATTGCATTACGATATGTACCAAGATCAGCCGCAAGCTTTTCATAACCGTCTTCGATGATTTGTTCTATCTTTGTAGAGCAAACTCTATCAAGGAACTCTTCACCTTTGTCTTTATCAATATCAGTCGTACCAAATACTTCTGTAATCAGAGGACCGAAGTCAACATAGATAGAGTCAGTATCAATATAAATGATATAGTCAACGTCAGTTGTACCTAGAATTTTGTTTAGGTAATCATTCACTGATTTCTGAGCATAACGAATACTAAGCTGACCGCTTGTTGTAATTGCTTCTGCCATTTCATTAATATAGTATAAGAAATATACGTTAGCAGTTGCACCATACAAACTGTTCATGGCAATCTTAATTGACATTTGCGAGTTATGTAATTGGTTGATCTCTTTCTTGAGCCTTTTGAGTTCAATAGGATCTTTTTCAATCTCAAACTGTTGTTCAGCTGCGATCATCTGCTTTTTAATGACAGAACGGTTATTATAATATTCTTCAATGATTTCAGGAATGATTCCTAACTTCTTATTAGAAAAGCAAACACCATTAGCAGCAACGGAAACTCCGTTACGATCATTCTGATATTCACCTTTGAGTACCATGTCCTGAGTTACGTATTCACGATCATCAGGCATATAGGTTTCTGGTGACATATTATATTGTAGCATCAAGTGAGGATATAGAGAGTTAAGGTCAAAAGATACAACCCAAGGATGCATACCGACCTTTGGATCTTTTACATAACCACCTACAAGATCTCCTGCTCTTTGACCAGGACCGCCTTTTAATGGAGGAACAATTTTATCTGCCATAAGTTTACGATATATGGTTGCTTCCCATATACCAACTGTACCAAATGCATCACCGTAGTTTACACCACCGTCATAAGCAACTGTACATACCAACGCAAGTAATCCTGTCTCTTCTTCGAGACGAGCAATCAGTTGAGTATCTTTAAGGTTATAGTCCAAATATAATTGTGGATTCTCATCCCATAAACCAGTTAGAGAACCATATTCAGAGTAATCAATTTTCTTTTCACCAAGAACAACATAAGCAATATGATCTAACTTGTATGATTCTTGAGGACCATACTTATAACCAAACTTCTTGAAGCAATCCATATAGTCAATAACAGCAACACCCATAATAGAATATGTTGAATTGACTTTACCGAAAATTTCTCGAGATCTTTGTTTGATTGATTTATGTGGAGATAACCGTCTTGCAGTATCTTCTCCAAGTAATGCTATGATACGAGTTACGATGTATTGAATGTCAAAGTACTCAACGTTCCAACCTGTAACGATATCAGGATAATCAGTTGTCCAAAGTTTCATAAAGTATTGAAGCAAAGCACGTTCACCGTCTACTCCATCAAATAAAACAAACTTAATCTTATCTTGAGGAATATCAGTAACTGTCTTTGTCTTGTCATAATCTTTACGACCGAGTACATAATAGATATCTTCTCGAGAACTATGATAAGCAAGTGACGTAATAGGTTTATCAGCAGTTTCCATATTAGGATAACCATCACTGATGTCAACCTCAATATCAAACGATACGATATTGACTTGACTTACATCATAGGTAATCTTGCCTGGGTATTCTTCTTGAATAAACTGAGTCACATAATTTGTTGAACCAAACGTCTTCATACCGTGAACACCTTTGTATTCTTCGATGAAGTTCTTTGCTTCTCGCATATCACCAAACTTATGTGGAGATACAGGTAAGTTACCTTCTAAAGAGCGATAACCTTCTTCTCCTGCTTTTGGAGTATGAACATATAGAGTAGGCTGAAATGGAACGCGATACGAAAAACGTTTACCATTTTCGTAACCTCGATGTAAAATATTGTTTCCGTATCTTTCAACGGATGTATAGAATTTAGTCAATGCCATAATGCCTTTTTATATTTGAACAACCATTATATACTAGTTTGAGACGAATGTCAATGGTTATTGTACTAACTCCGAGAAGTTCTTGATTTTCTCAAACTTGAGATTGTTCTCAAACTTTTCTGCGAACTGATCGCCACGATGTGATATCACAAAGATGTTGTCATCGTTATTCAGTCCATGTAGAGTTTCAATCAAACTTTCAATACCGACACCATCCAAGGCACCGTCGAGAGTTTCATCAAGTATCAATAGGTTAGTAGATACCGAAGATCTTAGTTTAGCAACT